TGAAAATTGATACAAGGTTCAGAGAAGCATAGGCAACTACTTCATCGGAAAGTTTTATACCGCGTCCAATCTTAAAAATCTTAAATTGTTTCGATCCATAAGATATAGCACCGAGAGGGATTGTTTAACCTTCTCCAACGTACATCGGAGCAGCATCTGACATATTCAGCCAAGGCATTACCTGGCTAAGACCCCTCATCTGCTCTTCAGCAGCCACGAGATTTGGATAGATGGGACCTTTACGATAACCCAAAAGAAGGGCTGTACGGAATACTTCCGGGATAATCCAACGAACATCAACTTCCGGAACTGTAATTAGGTTCTGTATTGTATCAGTTGCAGGGTCAATACCCAGATCGGCAAGAAGAGCTGATAGCTCAACGTTAAATTTCTGCTTAACAATCTCGGCAAAAGAAATATCCTTGGGATTATCTTTATGAGCCCTGATAGCTTCTGCAGCTTTTACGGTTTCCTGTATCTTACCTTTAAATTGGCTTTGTTCAAACTGTTTGAGATCCATGATTTTTGGTATTAATAGTTTTTATATATATATACGTATAGTCTGGTTCTTTAGCCAATTTAGAATACAGCAACTCTTACTACATCCCCGTCATTTCCGGAATCAAGGGCATTACCAATGACTGTAGTATGATCCAGAGTTCCCCCATCATCAACCTCCATCATTTTAGTAGTAAGATTGAAAGCCGCCATTCGAATTACGCCAGGAAGATGAGAAGCAGCATAGGCTTCTGCATAAATGATAGCAAAAGCTTTAAGCATAACAGTTACAAGATCTCCACCATGAGCATCCTGAACGGCATATCCCAATAGTTTTCCGGGAATATCACCAGCTGCATAGGGTTCTACTGTACCCGAAGTTGTAAGTTTAACGGGTTGACCTTTAACGATGTTATTATTATCAACTCCGTAAGTCCAGGTACACTGTGTTGATCCAGCAGTTGTTACGAATTCATGAAGGGCTAAATTAGCCTGTTCTGGGTATTTTGCAACTGCGGTAATCACATTAGTAGCTGTGACTGAAGCTGACTTAACATTAGGGTTTAAAGCAATCTGAGCTGCAATAAGACCCATAGTTGTAGCATGATCAGTGGTAAAAGTTACTGCAGCAATTGCTTGCCCATTAACTTTACCATTGATTACATTACTAGTGACCATAGGAACTGTACCGCCCGCGGTCAAAGTAACTTTATAAGCATCTACTTCAAATTCCTCATGAAGTTTATGAGACTCACTTTTTAAGATAAAAGTCTTCGATGCGGATCCAAAAGGCTGTGGCATAACTTTATTATTTTAGTTGTTTCAATATTTTTGTATATTAATAATTGCTAAGGTCTAGTAGTTATTTTTTAGGCCCTTCAATGAATTCAGTATTTACTTTCCTTACAGAAGTGTTATCTTCTATGAGTTCTGCAGTTCCCTTGTTGGTAATAAGGTCCTTATCATTAGCGGGTTTAGCACTTGCCCTAGTAACATAATCACCGGTACCGCATTTAGTACACGTAAGATTATATTTTCCATCAGTAAGTTGATCGTACTGTTTGTGAAATGCCTGGAGTGTTTTATAATCGGCAGCATCAAGTGTTGCTAATATTGTGGCATCTTCTTTCCCAGCTTCTACTGAAAGTTTATACAATCTTTTAGTATCTTCCTTAAGTTCGGAGATAGCAGTATTACCAATTTCGCCCAAAGCAATTTTAGCTTTGTAATCATCTGGAACTTCACTTTTAAAAGTCCTAAGCGCGGTAATTTCAGTTTCTATAGACTGCAACCCCTCAAGATCAAGTACTTTAACCGGAGCAGGGGGTTCAGCTACTTTTGCCCTCAGTGTACCGAGCTCGGTATTGAGTGCTTTCAATTTTTCCTCATAATTTTCTTCAGTAAGAGTCCCTTCGGATAAACCAAAGATTTTCTCGAGGAGAAGTAACGTTTCCTTCATTTCAAATTGTGTTTGATTATTATTAATATCTAAATTGTGACTCTCAGAATCAAAACCATCTGTAGAAAATTGTTTCCAATCATAATAAATAAACCCACCAGTATTATCAGAATCTATAATTGGGTCAGATAATGGATATCTTGATTTAGCATAGGCCGGTTTTACTATTTCTCCATTCTTATTAACCTTTTGGGCAAAGGGGTCAGCACCATGAGATACAAGTGAAGTTTCATGATATGCAAGTATATCGGTAACTATCCTTTGTATTAATTTGCCTTTATCATCAAATGTACCTAATTTTGCTCTAAAATCTTCATCATTCATTTCTTCATGAGATTTTTTCCAAGCAAAATTAACCGTAACTGAATTAGCATGAATTGAGGGTGGGTCCATCATGATTCCCCTTGCTATCCTTGGATTAGATTTTCCATCTATCCTTAGAGTAGCATTAATCCCCGCTGGGATTTTTATACCATCTTTAGTAGAATATTCATTTTGCCATTCAACAGATTTAACAGAACCTATTGCATTTCCAACAGCCATCTCATGATCAATATTAACAGTTTGACCTATGAGTTTATACATACTCTTTTTTAAAGCATCTGACGGGAAATGTATGGGGTTATGAGAAGCATGAACTGTTATATTAGAGAGCATTCTAAAAACGGGTTCAATAAACTCATCGTCCTTGGGGTGAAGATCTTCAGCAGTTACTTCTGGATAATAAGTAGTGTAATTAGGAGTCGCAACATCAAATAAACCAAACTGACAGATTTCTTGTGGATCTTCTTCTAATTTTTTAGAAATATCCGCCATTGACAATTTAACAGGCCTATGACCCATAATCAATGAATGGCCTCCACATAATCTGATTGTATCGTAAAAAATACCTTTAGCCATAGTTTAGAGTTTATATCTAATATTAAAATGGTATTGTTTTTTATTCTTCATTTTGTGATAAGTAATCTAAGAACAAATCAGCAAGAAATTCAGCTGCCTGAGATTTTTGGTCTTTTCTTTTAGGTTGAGGTTTATTCTTATCTCTTACTTTTCTATCTGACTCATTTTTGTCTCTTTCCCTTTGTTGATCCATTTCTGCCTGCTTGTCAGGTAAAATTCTTGGTTCTTCCTCATCTGGTTTATCATACCCTAATTCATCAGCTGCCTGCTGTTGACTAATAACACCCTGACCATACTTAGCTATTACATTACGTATTTTTATTTCCTGTGATTGCTGATTTTTAAGATCATCAGAAATAGTAGAAGGATTAAATTCTACCTGTAAATTATCGAATTTATAACCAGCTAACCTTAATTCTAAGATGTACCCAAATTTTAGATTAGCCGCAAGTATTTGTTGGATATTGCTAAGTTGGGATAACATTTTGGTAAATACGATACTAATACCAGTTTCAGTACCTTTAGTATTCCCAACCCCCATAAATTCTGGGGAATATTTTAAACCATTAGCAATAGACCTTTGATTTTGATTATAGAGTTCTGAAACACCAGCTAAATCTTTTGTAGTAGAATTAAATTTAAACTCATGCTCTTCTTTAAATCCAACAATTACACCTTCACCTATCCCCTCTATGATTTCGCTTTTAGCAGTATCTAAAAATTGTTTTAACCTAGCTATATATTTATCTTCACCTTCTCCCTCTCCCATAGCTGGTTTTTCAATTAGCGTTTCAAAAAACCCTAACAACCCTAATTGCTTTATAATATAGCGCATATTCTGGTTCATATCCGCTTGTACAGTTAAAGCATTTAAAGCTGAAAGAAATGGGGGGATTCCATACGGTAATTCAGTATCACCATTAATACCATAATACCTATATGTGTTTTCATTTAGTTTAACATAATCCATCCCATAAGCACTAGCAGTAGACCCTAGTAAACTTGTATTTTGCATTTGGTAAGGTTCGAACCTTAATTGTTTTTTATTCCAAGAAAATACAATGGATTCTGGATTAACTAAGACTAAATTCTTAATCCCAGTTTTATCATTAGATACAACCCATTCATTAGATAAAGCACCTGCTATCCAAATCTGGGCAATCATTTTATTAATTATGCCATTTATCCCATCAACACCATCACCCCATTCAACCTGTTTAGCCTCTATATGGGCTTTCATTTCTGCCTGTAATTCTGGGAGTACTTCTGGATCAAACTTAATACGATGACCCGTATTAGTTAATCTAACCATATCATTTACTGCTAAACTCATATCCTCATTTATCCAAGATAATTTTCGGATAATAGGAATATATTCGGCAATGAATCCTGGACTAATGAAACTTGTCTTTCCTTTTATGTCTGTATAAAAATAAGGGATATCTGGTCTACTAATTCTTGTAGAAGGAACAGTTCCTTTAGTAGGTTTACTTTCTTGGGGTTCTATATCTGCGAATTTACGTCGTGGCTTATCATCCACTAATGTAAAGGGTAACCTGAATTTAAACTTAGCCATATTATAATTTTTTATCTTCTTCCCCTACCAACAGTACTTTTACCTTTATGTTTGGAATTCCAAATCTTAGCAGCTTTTCTTTGAGCACCCCTTTTAGTCATGCCCTTACGCATAAAAGCATTTCTCATTTTCAAGTACCCCTTTGGCATTTCTTAAAGTATTGGTTATATATAGGTAAAAATTGGTATTGATTTTTAAGTAGGACTTATTATTCCAGTAACTATCTTTCCTTTTCTGATATAATTAGTGATTGATTTGCCCATAATGCTATCATCAGTATATGTATTTTCATCATCTAATAAATCTTCTTCTTCATTACCCCTACTATGTTTACCCATAGCAACTGGCCTATTTCTTTCATCGTAGATAAACGTATAGGCTTCTTGAACAAAAAACTTATCATAAATTTCTACCCTCTCATTACGAATATCATCTTCTAGTTCATCTATCATAATAGGCCTAGTCTTCGAAGTAGTATACCAACCAGGTACTTTTTCTACCTTTGGTTTAGATTGGCCTTTTTCTTTTAAGAATCTTGTAGTATAGAATAGATTAGGATAACCATGTTCTTGCATTTTAGTAGTAACTGCTAAACCTATATCATTGCTTTCAGGAGCAAGTACTGCTCTGTACTCTTTTCCTACTTTCATTAACAAAGTAGCAAATTCACCTACATTCAGTTTTCCCTTATAATACCCATATTCAATTCCTTCTCGATTCATTAAAGTAAATGCAGAATAATCTCTACTCCTTCCAGAAGCTATATCTGCTCCTATGTATTTTCTTGTACCATCTGGTGGTTTGGTTAATACTAAACTACCATTTAGCCTTACATCGTATATATCTATTTCTGTTAAGGTATCTTCTATGGCTTTAATATCTAATAAGTCAAATACAGAATTACCTGATGTAAGAAAGTCTCCATCTATTTCTTGAGCAGTTCTTCTGGGTCCTAGAGCAGATGACATTGTTCTATACCATTGAAGATTTCTTTCGGGGTGCATTTGCCAATGAAGACGTATAGGTAAAAATTGATTCCCTTTCGCTACGGCATCAACCCAGGTTTTATGAAAAAAGTTCCCAACTCCATAAGGCGTGGAATTAAGAATAGCTGATCCACCCGTAGATAGCGTTGGAAAGGCAGCTGCCCAAATTTGAGATGCCCATCTAACAATCGCGGCTTCATCGATAACCAGAAGGGAAACTGCTTCTGAACGACCTGCATCTTCTGTTGTTGGGATAGATGTGATAATTGATCCATTAGAAAATTCCAATTCAGTTTGAGTTCCTAAATCCCCCGGTCTACCATTTACTATTTGTATTTTTAAATACCAAGGAAGGTTTCGATACATAAATTTAATACGTCTCAAAACCTTTTTAGCAACTCGGTCTTTAATAGAAATGATTTGTATATTTTTATTAGCATTAAACATTGCAAGCCATAAACAATAAAGAGATATTAATTCTGTTAAACCTGCTTGTCTAAATTTTAACACTATATTAAATCTACTCGTAAGGAAATACCAAAGTACAGATTTTTGATATGGGTAAAGATCGAAATTAATTTTGCCTCTAACGGGGTGAATAACATTTGCAAATGATGAAAAATAAAAAGGATCCTTAGAAACTCGTTCTAGGATCTTAAATTGCTCAACAGTTAATCCGCGCTTAGCAGTTTCCGTATCAATTAAACCCATTATCTATTTGTAATTAATCTTACTGTATCAGCAAATGCAATAACTCTTGGTCGTGTACCATCAGGTTTCCAAAAGGATGAAACTACAAGTGTCTTTTTATAATAGGCGCTATCCTGAAGTTTTGCCCTAAGCCCCGGTATTGAATCAATCCAAGTTTGTTTCATTAAATTGGCATCTTGTCCTCCTACAAGTTTATCAGCAAAGGTATAAATATCATTTATCTGGTTAACCTGATATGAAAGCAATGATGGGGCAATTGTAAATGTCGGTTTGATAGTATCAAGCAAGGTCACGGTGAACACAACCTGCTTGAAGTTTCCTGAACCGTCAGTCGCTTTGACTGTCACCGTTGCTACTTTATTTATGGGTGTAAGCATTGTTCCAGCCACAGGGGTCTGAATAATACTTGCAATCTCGCAGTTGTCATTTGCAGTAAATAATGGCAGGTAGTTTGGAATTGGAGCAGAACAATTTGTAGCAGTAGCGTAAACCTTCTGAGGCACGACTTGTGGTAAAATACATCCGCAGCTACTCAGAAGGACAACACCTAAAAAAACTATTAACTTCTTCATCGCTTTACTTTTTTAATTTATATTTAATTCCAAGATTAATTGAACTTGCTTCACGTTTTAATAGTCCAACATTGATATCTGAGTATAGCCTTATTCTTTGTATATCCTTTTCCACAGTAAAATTCAAATATGGTGATGTATATAAAAGGTTAAACCCACCTCCTGCGTAAAGACCTATGGGAATTTTAGGAGCAGGAGGGGGTTTAACTGGTGATCTACCTAACCCGTCAATAGTCCACCGATATTTGAAATTTTGAAGCATAATAGGGAACCTACTTTCTGAAGCAGTTCCATTTAACCCTAACATTGATAAGGACAGAGTGTCTATTGAAAGATCAAGGGAGATCAACTTTGGGTTTGAAGGGAATTGTTTTAAAAAATCTTGAGAGACTATAACCTGTGAATGAAGTCCATTAATCAGAATATCTTTTTCTGTGAGTAACAAGGTCAGAGAATCTATGGCTTTATTATCTTTAAGGTAAATGTATTCGGTTTTTGGTGGAACAGGAATTGGATAAGGTTTAGGAACATAAATGGGTTTAGGAACATAAATAGTATCAGTAATGTAATAAGGTACTGGAATTAAGCTCTCAACTGGCTTTCGAAAAAAGAAAAGATAGATAATTATACCTACCATAATACCCATAACTAAGAACCAGATCTTTTTCATATTAGGACATTTTAAATTGCATCAACCCTCTAAGGGATATATATCTATATTTATTGACTAAATATATATATATCCCGTAGGTACATGCTTTTTGGTCAAAACTAGGCCTTGATTTTAGGAGATTTACTCTTCGTTGGCTTAGATATCCATTCTTCTGAATCAAGGAACAAAGTTTCTAAAGCCTCAAGGAGTGGGGGATAGGGGAATATATCCGAAGAATTAGCCCTAACAGTAGAATGGGACCATAATCCCGTCAGATGTTTATCTACCACATCCTGGTTAAACTCATAGAAAGCCCCAAGTGGTTTAAGTACCTTTATAGTTGGGAATATCTTTATAATATAGGGAATAAGCTCTTTTAAGGCCTCTATCTGGGCATCTGTATATTTGTGATAATACAAATTATCTCTCCAAGGTTCACTGAAAATATATACCTCATTGTCTGGGATAATCTGAGGATACATCTTGTTGGGGTATAATGGATAGAATTTAAATTTATTATCCGTATCCTTATAAAGTTTACCACAAGACACCAATTCAATATTAACCGAGTGCATTTCATGGTAATTATCATCGCCCACAATTCCCAGATGGAATGCCCAGTACTTAGGGTCAAAGCATTCAACTACTTTTCCATTACGGTCAATAATGAAAGGTGTTCCTACTCTTTCGGGTGTTTCATTCCACCAATTCCAAGCACCTTCAGCAGTTGGTCCTGCAGTATGATGAAGAAATAAAGAAGTCTTTTCATAGTCTGCAGTTAGGTACTGACCATTTGTTAGATGTTTTTTAATTATTTCCATGATCTGAGTTTTAAAGAATTAACTTGTTCAAAAAACCATTGGCCAATTTCATAAGGGGGAGTTTTAGTAACGCTTGCTCTACCTTTATTGATCCAATACTGTAAATTAAGCGGATTTATATAAATTTTAAAATCATCTGGTATACCTTGAATTCTAGCTAATTCTCTTGGGGACATTTGTAGTCCGTCGGGGTTAAATTGACGATTAGCTTTACGAGCTGTGTTCGGATATTTATTTTCAATATTTCTGTATACACCGGGTGCTGTTGAAAACTTTTTATCTCTAACGACCCATCTTGAAGTCTTTGGATTTTCTTTCCAATGCTTTTGTACATCGCTCAAAGAAATTTTAAATCTTGCATATAAAGTAATAATCGAGTTAATGTTTTCACGTACGTGACCAATTTTCGGATCTTCTGTTATGGGAATACCATTTAATAGATCTTGCGTACTTTTTAGCTGATTTAACCTATATATTTGTGTTAATTGGTATTGTATTTCATTATATTCCTTTGCAAAATCCTTTCGTATTCCTATAATAACCAGTCTTACCCTATTAACTTGAGAATTACCCCAATCAGATACAGAGCCTATTATATAATTGATGTTATAATTAGGGAATGCTTTTGACCAAAAATTAGAATCGCATATCTCTAATAGTTTGGGTAAATTTTCCATCAAAAATAATTTAGGTTGGTATTTCTTTGTGCATTTAATATATAGGTTAAGACTTTCATTATCTCTAGGGTCTGAAAGAGTTTTTCTTCTACTATACGATAATATAGATGAATGTCCACAATCTGGGTGACCAATTATGATATCTACTGGTTGTTTCATTTTCCTTAATTCAGGAATAGATTTATATAGGGGGATAGGCCAAAAATTCTCGTACCATTGTTTATCACCTTTAGAATGGAATATTGCTCTAGTTTCTACATTTCCAATCAAAGATAGTTTATCGCCATTTAAACATGGGTGTATAATTACTCCATTCCCAGCACAAACTCCCAATACATTCATAATACCTATTTATATTAAGTGAAAAGGGTCTTGCTATATTCTAGAATCCCAGATACTATTATAAATAAAATACAATGGAAATCTTTGGTTTAGAAATTAGAAAGAAAAAGAATCTTGTTCTACCAAATTCTCCCGGTATGGTAGAATATATAGAAGAAGCGACTACGTTATGTAATAACCAATTAAGAGGTATATTTCATGGTAGAACTTCTGAATATAATTACGAAACCATTGAATATTACATAATCGGAGCTGTACAAAAAGGCATTAATATAGGAGCTGATGCCGAGAGATTTTCACAATTTAAAACAAATAATGAAAATGACCACGATTGACCTTCATTTAGAATTTAAAAGAGAAACATCTTTTTATCCCCCAAATCACCCACATGGGAATCCTAATCGTACTATTGAATATATTAGATGGTTAGAAGTCATTATAGTAGGACCTTTAAATCCAGTACACATGAAGGGTGGTACTAAGACTTGTGTTAATTGTTGGGAAAAAAATACGTGTGCATTTGCCTTTGATGATTATAATACAGATGGCGATTGTTTAGCAATAAAATAATATGGATACAAACATACATATCAGATATTGTTGTGGTTCTAAAACCTTAATAGATAAATTCATAGAATTAGGGTTTAAAGAAAAAGGATCAGATCCAGACCACATGAATACAAGGCAAATCCGTAGGTTTTATAAAGGAAAGAATTTAAAGATCGAAGAAGGCTATCATGGGATTACTTTGTTTAGACTAGAAGAGATACCTGGACCTATAAATACTAAATCTAATATATGGCAAATTAAGTATAAAGGGTTAAGTGTTAATAAAGAATTACTTGAGAATTTTGCTCAAAAGGGTATATACAATCAATAGGGAAATTTTTCTAGACTTAGGAGTACTATTTATAAATAAATAAAGAATATGATGGATTTAAAGAAATGGTTAAAAGCCCACAGAACAATAGCTACTTTAATAGCTATTATAGTAACCCTATTCTTAATGGGAATATTATTCCTATTATGGGGTTGGATCTTTTTAGTGTTGGTAAAAAAGGAATTTTATTGGCATTTAGTATTTAATGGGTTTTGGAATGCTATAATAACCATTATAGCTATTAGAGTTAACTCTAGGTTCCAAAAATGGCTTTTAATACCTTAAATTGCTTATACTTAGTATATTGTAGACAAATAGGCAATAAATAGGCATGTTTTTAGCTTATACTAGCAATTTTAAAGTACTATTTAATAATATTCTATATAAAAGTTAACTAGAGATGCTAGAGTTATTTCCAAATTTTACAGAATACCCTCAGGGAGCTAAATTTAGTGCTTTGAGAAATAGGCGATATATACTTTGGAGAATATGGGATGGAGAATTACCCTTAGTTTTATTCATAGGTATTAATCCTTCTATAGCTGATGAGTTTAGAAATGATCAAACTATTGGTAAGTTAATCAGGGTTGTTAAGTCATGGGATTATGGGGGTTTCTTCATTGGCAACCTATCTTCAAAGATTTCTAATAATCCAAAAGAAATAAGAGACCCAGATTCCGTTTATACCTTTGATAATGAATATCTTATAAAGGCTGAAGAAATAAGCGAGGCAGTGATTTTTATTTGGGGGAATGAAGGTAAAAGATTTTTACCAAGAATAGATCAGATCAGGTCTTTGTTTCCTGTAGGTTATTGTTTTAAACAGAATGCGAATGGTCATCCTTGCCATCCTCTTTATTTGGCTGAAAAGGATTTGCAATTAAGCTCCTTTAATTGGAATATGTTATGATGATGGAAGTTAAAAAACCCTTTATGTGTAGGTACCAACCGTTAGTACCTTGCAGGTATTTATTAGAATACCCCCCAGATCAAACTATCACTTGTTCGGAATGCGAATTGTACGACCCAAAAAGATGGTACAAAAATCCTTGGTTTAAGAATTTATTTAAATCACGTAAAGAAAAGGATTTAGAAGAATTAAACTCTTACCTTGCTTTATATGTACAATTATTAGCCGAAGAGAATAGAGGTTTATCTAGTTTTGCCTGGACTCATGGATGGAGAGGTACAGAAGAAACCATAAAAGCTGGGGCATTATATCGTAAAAAGATTACAGAATTAACTCAAAAAATATATAACCCATGAGATTTAGAGTAGTACATGAAATTTCTCCAGAAGCAGAGAAAGAAATAGTTCAGGATAAAGGTTTAATAGGTTTTCATGATTGGATAAAAAACTCATTATCCGAACAAGTCACAGAAGCCTTAATAAAAAAAATTCAGTTTTCCCGGAAGGAACTTAAAAATGGTAATATTGCTTATGAAGTATATGGCTTTATTATTATTAACGCAGATGCAGAAGATCTCAATGATTTAGTGGCAACTCTTGTAAAACAAATGATATGAATCAGGATGTACATGTATTTAGGAAAATAATACAAAGTCTATTAGATAAAGGTGGTAAAATCACAAAGATTTGTAAGGAAGTAGGGATAACTCCTATAACTATGTCTGCTATTATAGCCGGTAAACCCACAAATTATAGAGCATCTACTTTAAAATTTATACAGGATTTTAATAAAAAACATGAAAAAGAAAATATAAAAACTTCACCAAAGGAACAAATCCCTACCAATATAGATGATATAATAGATAATTCACCTGAAGTAGAGGATATGGTTCATGAAGCAAATGAATCTGAAGAACCTGCACCTAATTATGGTGAAATGAATATGGTATGTAAATTAAAGGATTTTTTAAATTCAATACCTTCTCATATTAAAGTTACTATTACATTATCCAAATGAGAAAGATCGAACAATTTTGGTTTAAGTATTTTAGCTATTCTACAAGGAATAGTGAGGATTGTTGGTTAAGGTATATGGTATACCTAATCTTATTTATACCATCGGCCATAGGAGTAGGCCTAGATATCTTAGGTAAGAATGGCCTAATTTGGATTTATATATTTTGTGGGTTATTGATAATTTTTGCTATTCCTTGGATAATAATATTTTTTTATCACAACTGGAGAATTAAAAACCGAGGTGCCCGGTAAGGCACTGCGTTCTTTATTAATGCAGGTTAATCTGATTCACCTGCGTTAGGATTAATTGGCCGGGGGACCTGGCGGGGTCCCCCTTTAATAAATAAATGATATAAGTATTATGACACGATCAGAAATTTTTCAGGGTCTTAAAGAAGACATTAAATCTATTACTGGAGAAACCGAAGAAATCTTAGAAAAGGATTTATTAGTAGATGATTTAGGTATGGATAGTCTAGACATATTAGAATTGGTAATGGCTACTGAATCTAGGTATAAGTTATCCTTTAAAGACGATGATTTAGAGCTAATGATCCAATGGAAAGTAGAGCAATTTATTGAATACATAGAACCTTTATTATAAACCATGAAAACAGCAATTAAAACATTTCTTGAATTGAATCATGTTAGAGAAGATACGCCAATAACGGGTAAGGCTTGTGGTGATTTAATTGAACGATACGCCTCTCAGCAGTTCAATCTGTCAAAGGAGAGCAGATTTGATAAGTTAGTTGGATATATTAAAACTGAGTTTGCATGGTATATTGAGCATAGTCCTGAATATGGAGTAATACCAAAGATACTACGCAAGGCATCAGAACTCTCCCCGGAGAATGACAAACCCGCTAAAGATGAAAAAACCTACTGTACTTGCATAAATGAGGGGTGGACTATAAAAGATGGGATTACAATATGCAGGAATTGTCTAAAACCAATATCAGCCACAGAATTGTTTAAACCTGCCAAGAGCCACAGTGACCAAATGGGGAAAGATGAAATATCAAATGATTGGATAAATGAGATTTTGGATAAGACACATGATTTTGCAAAACAACTTATCAAGAATCATTTTGAAAGACATCCGCAATCCTCTCCCTCCCCGGCTGAGATTACAGAGGAAGTATTCTATGTCTGTGAAAAGTCTAACAATGGTAGGGCTATTTATTGGACTGGTAATATTTATATGGCTGAAGGAGATTCACCAATGTGGACGCAAAATATTGACAATGCTTTTAGGTCAGGAGATATTAATGAGATAAATGGACTTATATCACTTTATTCTTTAGAGGGCAAATGTGTTGAACATATGTATATGAGTGAACCGCCTAAAGCATCTCAGCAACCTAAGAGAGAGGTGAGTGACGAAGAGATTGAAATTACATTAAAAGAAATGTATTCTATAAATCATAGGGACAACCTTGATAGAATTTCAGAAAATCGCAATCATATTCAACTTGACAAAAGAATAGGATTTAGAGAAGGTGCAAAGTGGATGCGTAACAGACTGACGGGGACTAACAAAGAATAAGATGAAAAAATTAATAGCACAAAGAATTGATCTCGACAAGAACAGATATGTCGCGGTTGCAAAAACCCCAGACGGCTGTTATCAAATAAACTCTCAGAACAAAATAAAGACACGGAGATGGAAAACCTGTAGTTGCAAGAGAGATAAAAACAATATAGTAACTACAACCATTAAATTCAGCCCTGATGGAGCTGTGGCACTTATGAAACTATTGTATGATGAATTATTAAAAGAATATCTTGCAAGTAGGGGGGAAACCGACCAAAGTAAACTATAAAACTAAAATAAGAAAGATATGATTTGTATTTATCACTCAAGAGACATTGACGGATGGATGTCTGCTGCAATAGTA